CCAGTTGGGCCTGTGTCTCCGGCCCTAGCAAAGGAAATCCAGACCTCTGCCCCACTAGAGAATGATCCATCGATGGCTGAAATGGGCGCACTGATGCTGTACCATCCCGACTGGGCCGTGATGGAGTTCACGGCAAAGACACACCATGACCCATTGGAAGGCTGCCACAACCGCAAGTGCCCCTTGAGTGATCCAGTACTGTCATCAAGGCTGCCCAGAAGGGCACTGACATTGCTTCCCTCTAAGTCCGTTGTGCTGGCGGAAAGCGTGTTTCCCCCACTGTTGCACTTGAGGGTTCCAACTCCCGGATCGCTAACTGTGCCATTAGTGGACCAGGAGTATCTAATAGATAGACCTCCAGGCTCCCCGGAAAGCCCCTGGGGGCCCTGGGCGCCCGTGGAACCCTGAGGGCCGACTGGGCCTTGCGCTCCAATAGCCCCCGTTGGCCCCGTTGGCCCTGTTGGCCCCTGTGGTCCCACTGCGCCCGTGAGACCAACTGGCCCCTGAGGTCCAGGTACTCCTTGCAAAGCCTCGGAGAGTACAACTGTACGTTCTTCTGGGACAATGACGGCTACAGTCTCACCAGTGACCTCGACGTAGACCTTGGATTCCTGTTCCTCAATCTGGGTCATCTTCCCTCGTTATCTCATCTGCAACCTTGAAGCTTCCATAGAGCGGGCAGATCACTTCCCCCCCGATTTCAAGCTCAAGGTCATACTTGTAGATGCCGGGATTGAACCCTTCGGTAACCTCGTCCGAGATATACAGCTCGACCTCGTTGCCAGTTATGGTGATTCCCGAGTTCCCTGTCGTTAGGTTGACAATGAAGTTCGCTGAATCGAAGTCGACGCGAACCTGCATGCGCCCCTCGTAACCAGTGAAATCGAGGGGGGTGCGGACTTCCGTATCGGGGTCTTCGTCGTAGAAAGAGAAGGTCTTACGGAACGTGGTTCCACGCTTGCACTTTAGTGTGTACTTTGCTGGCTCCATGCACACATTCTACCGTAAGGTCAGGGGTTACGAGAGGCTCTCGTAGATTTCCGCCCAAACCTTCCAGTTGGTTGAAATGTCGAACCTTGAAGCCAGTTCACGATTCCTCCGGCCTTCAGAGACTCTGACCTCCGGGTCGAGAAGATCATTCAAGTGCCTAACCCAATCAGCTGGCCTCTTAGCCACTCGGCCAATCCCTTGAGACTTTAGGAACTTGTATTCATCCGTGTCTTGAGCAATGAAGGGCAGGCCCGAGGCAGCACTTTCTAGGCCCTTGATGTAGGACTTGGCCTGATTGAAATCAATCTTATTGAGAGGCACGACGCTTATATCCATGAACTGGAAGTGCCCAGGATAAAGCTCAATCTGACACAAAGGCGTGTTGGTACAGTACTTGTAGTCCAGTCCCGCTAGAGCCCCCGCGTGGGGGTGACCCCCGTCAAACCCTCCGTGATGGAAGGTGAGTCCATTCCTCTCCACGAAAGGCCCCAGGACCCCCTTGAGGGTCTCTAGGTCGCCACTCCTGTGACTGGTGGACCCCACCCAACCCACAGCTGAAAGCTCTCTTGGGTCGACCGGAGACCAACGATCGAGGTCAATGGCATTGCGCGCCAGGGCCGGTGAGGCTCCGAATTCAGCCATACGATCAACCAAGAAGGGAGTGGAGCAAATCACTACATCCGAAGCAACAAGCGTTTCCTTGTAGTGCGCCCTATTGGAGTGAGGGTTCTTTCGCGGATCAGTGGCATAATACGCATTGTTGGCGGGATGGAGGCCCCAATACCAGTCGTCTATGTCGTTGACGACGGCCTGGCCTGCCCCTCTGGCACATTGGACCAAATCGACCCCAAAATCGTTCATGATCCGCTGCATCACGATGACATCACAATCATCGTGCTCTTCCCCTGTCTGCCAGTCCAGGATAACTAGTCCATCTGGGGAGGTCGCCACTTGTTCACCCACGACCGTAGAGAACCCGTGCTTCTGAAGCTCCATTGCTGGAAGATGGGTCCGGTACCAGGCTGAACCCCCCACGAGGAGGTGCCTGACACCAGTATCATCCTCATAGGTTCCCCAGTCGCTGGTAACGTACCCTATTTTCAAGGCAACAGTCCTAAAGTCTTGGCTTCAGCTGGGCGAATTCTGGCACCTTTCGAATACTTCAACCGACGCACCACCCGAGACCCCTGCTGGACCTCTTCGTAAATTCGCTCAGGAACTGAGAAGGTAGCAAGAGGATCTTCGGATGGCAGGGAGGACAGGAATCTGACCTGATGAAAACCCGACTCCTCTCCAGCACAATTACCACCTTTGGCTCCGCAGACTGGACAATCGCTACCGTCGTTTTCGATAAAGTCGATGTTATTCAAGTCAAACGACATCTGGCTCTCCGGTTACCGCACCATCCGGGTGGGAGTACATGACAGCCGAGGGCGAAACCCCGCTCTTCTGAGCCTCTTCTCTCGCCAGCCTTAGAGCCTCGTCCTTGGTGTCCTTGACGATATCTGGTGAAATCCTGTTCAAAGCTCCGTGTTCTTTGATAACTACGTTTTTGTTATCCATTTACTCTCCAAAACGCCAAATGGGATGGACCGAAGCCCATCCCATTGTAGCATCAGAGAACTGAAAAGTAAGTTCAGGCAGGGGTGTCCTTGACCTTGCCAACGCCAGTGCCCTCTGTCGCAACGAAGGACTCGATGAACTTGGTCATCCCAGCGGTAGCGGACCCGTCGGTTCCACCGTTGACCGGAGAGTCAAGGAACTTAGAGGGTGTAGAGGCTCCAGCGTGAGTAACGGTGGAGTAGGTGCGGTTAGGGTAAGCCATAATGGTCTCCTAGATCTAACGAGACCCCCCATGGGTCTCTGAGATCAGTCTACCCCCTCAGCCAACTCTCCCCTTCGTCTAGCGGACTCCTCTTGATGGAGGCGCTTCTGGCGCTCGGCTTCACTTTCGCCCTCATCTATGGACTTCCTCATCTTGGCTTCATCAGCTTCCCTGAACGCCCTGTAAGCCGAAGCCGTCATGGCCTCCCAGACTGAATGAGTACTTGATTTAGTCACGCAAACTCCTCGATTCTGGATTCTCTAAATCAATGCCATCCCAAACGCCATAGAGTTCTCCTCTATTCTCAGCGTATGTGCGGCATTCCTCCCTAACTAAACAGTTCCCGCATACCCTAACAGCCAGAGCCAATTTTGTTTCATACTCTGGATCTAGTGAATCCAGATAGAAGTTCTCAGGCCCCATGCCTCTGCATGCTGCATCGTACTGCCACTTTTCCCTCACCATCAAGTGGAGAGCATCCCCTGCTGACATCTAAGAACGGCTCCTTGTCCAGGATCCTATGTGCAAAGAAGCTATTAGGTCGATGGCGTCAAGGCTTGGCTCGTCTGGAAGCGACGAACCCTCATATGCCTCGATAAGCTTATCTCCAAGCTGTGAGGCAAATAGGGTCAAGTAGTCGAGCCCATAAATCCCGTTCCTGACCCCAACACAGAACTGCCTTGATGGCCCTTCCATTGGGATGGAAATGCGCCCTTCTGAGAGGAGCTGAACTCCCATGAATCCCGCTCGGATGGCGTGCATTGCTGCCTTGGTATCAAACCCAAACTTCTCAACCAGCTGGCTTCGCCCTGGAGGGCACTTAGTCTTGGCTGCCTCCAAGTGCCCCTTCATGAAGCCAGCGATCTTCGGATAACAAGCCTTGGACAGAAACAGGTCCCTTTCGCCCAGAAGGATTCTGCCTTCAAGGGTAGAGTGGAGAATGTTCCGTTCGGGCGAGAAAAGAAGGCAAAGTGCGTTCAGGTGTCCCCCCCTAGCCATCTCGCCAAACTGACGGAGGGACCAGCACTTCAGGTCGACCCCTGGGTCAGTAGGAGAAATGCAAGGCTTAAACTCTGCTTTGGAAGACTGGAGAACCTCATCGGGTCCCTCAATGTACACGACGACTTCATCCCGGTCAGAACTATCTAGGTTGGTTCCATAGGCCCGAGAACCATCCAGTACTCGAAGGATGTGGCTTCGTTCAAACGTTGTTGCCCCCTCAGCTAAGGGTGTCACTTCTTGTCCTTGGCATAGATGCTGAGCAGGATGCCAACCGTCAAGAGGATAGCGGCAGCCCCCAGGCAAGCCAGCACAACAAGCCCTGATCCAGTGTAAGCAAGCTCAGTGGGTGGCGCTGGGCGCTCCAGAACTACAGGCTGGAGGATCTGCACGTTTGGAGTCGTCGGGACCCCGACGTAGGGAGTAACAGTGGTCGTGGGAGCGTCAGGCCCAGGCTGTACAGCCTGGGCCGTGGAGCCCAAAACAAAGAGAGAAGCTGTCATGACGACAGTAGACAGCAGAAGCTTGACTCGGGTATTCATGGTGCTACCTTTCGTGATCGGTTCACCACGAAAGGTAGCACCCCCATCTTCAGATTGTCTTAACTCCCGGAACCGAGTTTCCTAGAGCGTCAAGAACAGCCCCACTATTGGAAACAGCAAAGGTTGGCTTAGCTCTCCGGTCTCCGTGAATGCTCACGTACCCTTCCTGCACTACGGTAGCTTCCGGACCATTAGCTCTAGCCAGTGGGGTGCTGAGGGGGACTCCTTCAGCTAGACCGTACTGAATCGAACCCAAGACAGCCTCTCCGCTGCCGCTTACCTCAACTACCGCCCTATCTGACGGGTTAGACCCAGCTGATGGATTCTTCATAGCGTACCCGAGCCAGCAGTCACGCAGGGTGATTCCGCCCCCCTCGACTCTCACCAGAGCCCCATAGCATGGAGTGTTCCGATTGCGACCCTCGATGCGTGCCCCCTGAATGATCGTATTTCCCTGAGTTGATGAGCTGCCGATAACCTTGATTCCAGAACCTCGATCACATGTCATATAGAGAGGCCCAATAACGGACTTCGACATGTAATCCAGGATCAAGTTGTACTCGCCCGCAGGCTCTCCCCTGATATGCGGGGGAGAGTCGATCAGGCTTCCATCCATCCAAAGACTGTTATCCGAGCCGCCAATAACAGCCGCTGAAACATAGTGATTGTTCTGATTCCAGTACCCACTAAAGGTGCAAGCCGTAAGCAGCAGTTTACGTCCAGGGTATCCAAGGTTGCTGGCAAAGTTGGTGAATGACAAATTGTGAAGAGTCATGGTCCAGGCGACTCCACCATTCACTGAACCTATCCCAATCGTTCCGCTATTGCCCTCAAAGGTAAGGTTACCGATATAGCACCCGAAAGTGTTACCGGACTGGAACCTCAACCAAGGCTGCGGGTTGGCTGCTGTGCCACCTTCAACGTTCAATCGAACTAGGCATGGGTACGGGTTGCCGCTACGTTGCTGTTCAACGGCCCTCCAGGTGGGTCCAGTGAGTCCAAACCCAGTGTAGGCGTCGATAGGCTTCGTGAACCTCCAGGCTCTCGCTGAGAGGATCAGGAGGGGCTTCAAGCTGGTGGCCTTAGCAGCGTTCATGGCAGCCGCCAGCTTCTGGTCGTCGTTACCGGGGTACGAGTCGACGTGGATAAACCCTGTGAAGGCAGAAGCTGCGGGGGGCGGGTTCCCGCCAACCGGACCACCCAAAGCAGCTAACTCAGCTTCCACTCCAGAAAGTCTTTCATCAAATCCTGAAGCCAAAGAAGCGGCCTGTGAAGCTTGACTCAACGCGTTTCCCGCGACGATCCCAGCTTCGTCAACTGACGCTTTGACTTGATCAACTTTACTGTCTACGGCTGCTAGTTCGTCGGTAGAGGGTACGGAGTAAGGCATGTGAATTCCTGAGTTTTAGGTGGACAACTAGTATTTTACTAGTTTCACTCTTCGTGGTTGGCTTACCTCTTGGTTTATAGGTGAACGCGAAAGTCCCCCAGGCGAATGCCTGGGGGACTTTAGCAGTCAGAACGACTTAGTAACTATCAGGCAGGAGCAGAGTCGAAGTTGACTTCCACAAAGCTCTCTGGCCTCTTCACTGCCAGAGCCAGCCTTTCCTCAGCCAGCACGACAACTGCGTTACGGACGAAGAAGTCGGAGTGGCTTTCGCTGATCCGAATGTTGGCCTCTTCACGGTCGTACACCGTTGCACCGAGTCCGAATGCTCCGAGGAGAGCCGTGCCCTCTTCGATGGCCGGGGTGTCAACGATTGGCATACGCCAAACCTTGGGCTCGCCACCGAGAGCGATGGAAACAGCAAGGAGGTAGTCTCCCTGGCTGTTCTTCGTCAACTCGATATCCTCCCAGTCGTTGGGGTGAAGAACGACACCCGTTGGCTGGTAGTAAGCGAGGAAGGCAAGGGTTGCTGCACGACGGAGTGCGTCAGCCTTGGTGTCCTTCACTGGGGTGTTAGCACCGCTGGACCAGTTGTAGGACTGGATGCCAGGGGTGTTGAGGATACCCTGAAGGTCCTCTCCCGTTCCGGAACCGGCCAGGATCTGAGCGTCCTCAGCGAGGCGCAGACCGTAGAGAAGCTCGTTGTCGATGATTCCACGGAGGGAAGGCTCGTCAGCGAGAACGTTACGGTGGGCTGCTTCCCAGTGGGCGATGGTGCGAACCGGAGCCTGCTGTGCCGAGAAGGACAGAGCGGACTGCGGCTTGAGGCCGAAGGCCGTGTTGCCATCGTTGCGCTGAGGGACGGTGCTGGCAGCGTTGGTGAACCCTGCGACACGGAAGTACTCAATCACGCCTGCCGTGGTGCTCTGGACCGGGAAAAGGTCACGAACACGGGTTGGGCGACGATTGCGGTCAACCATGCCGTCACGCTGAACAGCGCCAGATGGGTAGTCACCGGGGCTAGCGAAGTCGCCAGCGTAGATGTCCTTCTGGCCCCGCCACATGTCACCGATGTTCGCACGCTTGATGTCGAACGAGGTGCGCATGTTGTAGCCATTGCGGCCACCGTCAAGTTCCTTGAACTCGGGGGAGTCGAGGAACCGCTCACCGAGGGAGCGTCCGTCTGCCTTGGCTCCGGAGAACCCAGCGGACTCGGAAGCTGGGGCGTCGAGGTACTTCTCGGCCTCTCCCTGCTCCGTAAGGTCAGCCAGAAGGCTCCGGATCTCACGGATGTCCTTCATGTTGGCGTCGAAAGCGGCCTTCTGCTCAAGTGAAACCTGAACAGTGCCCTTCTCGTCCACCTCGAAGGAGTCACCGATCTCCTTGTTGGAAGCGACCTTCTCAGAGAGAGCCGTGTTTAGCTCCTTGATGCGGTCGGCAGTCTGAATATCAGCCATTGTAAATGATCCTCCTGATCATGATAGTTATGGTCTTACGCTACTTCGCTTCAAGCGTAGGTGGTAAGCACCACAGACTGCCCTCGAACTGAAGTAATACTTACTTTAGCATAGTCGTTGAAAGAAGCCGAATTTTGTAAGACGTGCGGTGACCGTGAGGGGTGACGAGGCCCCCACCTAAAGGGGCAAATACTTCCTACTCCATAAACAGTTGAAGCCCACCCCTTGTGGGTGAGCTTCAACTGTCAGGATTGAGATGTTGGGGTTTGTCCTGAGGAATCAGTCCAGAAGCGCTTCGAATTCAGCCAGCTCCTGGAGGAACTTGGCGTCATCAATCTCGATCTGTACCTCGGTCTCGGCCTTCTCTTCCGCTTCAGCCTCGTCTTCGGTCTTCTCTTCGGTCTCACTTTCAACCTCAACCTCAACCTCAGTCTCAGTCTCGACCTTCTCCTCGACTTCCGCTTCGGCCTCAGTCTCGACCTCTGCCTCAGCCTCGTCTTCGGTCTTTTCCTCAACCTCAGTTTCGGTCTCGACCTCGACCTCTACCTCAGCCTCAGTCTTTTCCTCAACCTCGGTTTCAGCCTCGACGTCTGCCTCGATCGACTTCTCCTCAACCTCGGCCTCGATGGACTTCTCGTCAATCTCGCTCACCGTAGTAGTGACAACTGTGTCAACCTCAACTTCCGTGATATCACCGATCTCGACGTCAGAACCGTTAATCGTGTACTCAACACGGTAGTACTTGCACCCACTGTCGGAAGAAACTTCGAAAACGACATTGTCACTGAAGGTGCCAAGGGCGTAAATGTAGCACCAGGAGTCCTCTTGGACCTCCGCAAGCTCCTTTAACGTGTCGGAGACCTCATCCTTGACCAAATTGGCGATGATGCGGGCGGACTCCTCAATGGAACCCTGGATGTACTTGACTTCAACCTTTTCAGAGGTGTCGACATCTTCTGTTTCCACCACTTCATCCACCTTCTCTTCGGTCTCGTCGGATGAAGCCGAATCAAGCCAGCCCTGAACGATCAGAAGAGCCTTCTCCAGGTGAGAGCGATCCTCGTCACCGAGAGCCTTGACGGAGGCTTCGTCCACTTCGTCAACCTCCGTTGCCTCAGCCTCCTCCGTGACTTCTTCTGTTGTCTCGTCTGCCTTCTCTTCGACGTCCTCGGTGGCCTCGTCGGCACTGTTGAGTTCGTCAGCGTAAGCCTGGGCCTTCTCCTCGTCGGTGAAGGCCTCCCTGATCATCGACGTAGCCGTGTCGACCACAGCGAATGTGTCCCCAACGGCCACGACTGAAAAAGCGGCCTGACTATCTGTATCTGAAGCCATTTCGGCCTTCTCCTCTGTGTCGTCGTCGTCCCCCGATGGGATCGACTCTTGCTTGAGTACTACATCCATGGCTGCCTGGACAGCCTTGGTTTCCATGTCTCCCAGCCCCTCAATCTGATACTTGACGTTGCCGCTGGCATCCTTGAGGGCCTTCACTGAGACGGTAGAAGTGAGGGAGTTTGCCCCGAACAGAACGGGGGAGTATTCGAACAGCTCAATCTGCTTGAGCTTCATGGCCTTGAGCTTCTTGTCGTACTCTGCGTCGTGTACAACGTATCCGATGCTCCACTGACCTTCGTCAGCAAAAAACTTGACGGTCTCGTAAGCGTCCTTGCCTAGCTGAGTGTTCAGGTTGAACTGCGTCTTGACGTAAAGACCCCCGATGCCAGCGAGCTGCATCTGTAGTGGGAGGCGCTTGTCTCCCGCTGGAACTTCGTAGATCTCAAGGGTCTTACTGATGGGCTTCTCCCAGTCGTGAGACCAGACGCCCTTTGGCTTGCGAATCTTGAGGAACTGATCGAAGGCTCCTGGCTGGATGATGTCATCGACCGAGTCCTTGTTCCCAATTCCTGAAACGAAGGCTTCTACGATTCCTTCTCCTTCTCCTTCAACGATGTTGAATCCGGAGATGGGAACGGACTTGTGAACGAGATTTTCTGGGGTGGTGGCCATGTGACTCAGTTTAGCAAAGCTGCTACTTTCAGCCAACTTTCATGTGGTACAACCTGAAGTGATTCAGGATGACAGGTAAAACTCAGAAAAGACCTGAGCTTCCCCTGGAACATCCTCAAGGCAGCCCAAGACAGCAGCCTCCACCCTCGACGGCATCGACTGGAAGTCCGTCTTCTCGACGGCCAACTCCTTCTCCAGCTGGGCGCTGATGGCTTCTTGGATCACCCAGACCAAAGCAGGGGCATGGATGCTACGCAATTCGGCTCCACCATCCTCACCCTTGGATGAAAGAATGCCCTTCGCTACCGGAAGAAGATCATCAAACAGCTGCTTGTTCCACACTTCAGGAGTGAAAGCTGCTGCTAGAAGCTCTTCACTGGAACTTTCTGACAGGAAAGCCTTGCGGAACTGACGCCCCCCCACCTTCTCAGCTGTAACCCTGGCTGCCCTCTCAACTAGTTGAGTAAGAGCGGATTCGGTGATAGTTGCCCAAAGGTCCTCTTCAACTTCTTCGACCCCATTGGCCCCCTTCGCTTGAAGCACCTCAGCATTTTCTTCCGTCCTCGTGGCGGGGGCTGAGTTTGGAGTGTTAGCCAAAGGAGTAAGACGTTCGTCGCCCTCGTTCTCCCTCGGTTCGTCCTCCGGCTCCTCTGTAACAGCACTAACAGGGGGCTTTCCAACTGGGTTTGGCGTAGCCTCACCCAAGATATCTTCCCTGACCGTAGCTGCATACTCGACTTCGATATCTCCATCCGTGGTAACAACGGGGGCCTTGGTCTTCGGAATCCACAGCAGGTCAGCTGAGGGGTGGTCGACCAACTCTCTGCCAGTCGAGTACCTGTATTCGTTGAAAGAGATAGCCCCACCGTCGGCCTCTCGAAGCAAGAACTCTCTACGCTTCATCTCAACGCGCTGCAAAACATCAACGCGTGAAAGGTCATAGGTCAGGAAAACGTCCTCACCTGAATCCAAAGCGTCCATCGGGCGGGTGATGAGATCCATGTGAGGCACCATGGTCTCCATCCAGAAGATGATGCGCTCCATTTCAGCATTGTCGAAGGACCTTCCGGCAGCATTCGAGAGAACGCTCTCTGGGACACCGAAAGCGATGAGGATCTCTTCCTTGGTAGCTGTTCGTGTCTCTTGATACTGGGCATCACGGGGTGTGACCGCTGTATCCACGAAGTCTGCCCCATCCTCTGATGCGATGACGGAGATGCGCCCCGCCCTGGCGATGCCGCCACCGAACTTGGCCCGGAGTTCTTCCTTGTCGGACTCCATCATGTCGCCCTTGACTACGACGATTCCGCCAGGACGACCGTCGTTGAGCATGAAGTTCCGGTTGTACATCTTGGCAAGCCAGTCGGTTTCGATGGCCACTCCAGCTGCTTCCAATGGAGTTATGGCCCCGTATGGGTTGAACGGGTGGGGCTTGCGAATCCAAAGGATATCTTCGGGCTTGTAACGCTTTACCTTCTGCTCTCCATTTTGACCAAAGAACTCATAGTCGTATCCCTTGATGAACTTCTCTCGATCCGGTATGATCGAAACATTCTCAGGCTGAAGCAGCATAAGCTTGATGACTTCACCGCGGTTAGAGCGGGTTACCTCTATGAAAGCACCCTTCCTTGAGAGGAGAAGCTGTGCTGAAAGCCTGTACCTGAAGGCAATCGAATCCTCTCCGGGGTTGGGCTTTGAGTTGAGCAACCGATAGAGCGACGGGTCATCAATCTCTTCACCGTCAAAGATGTTCGATTGACGCACAATCAAGGGAAGCCTGGCGGCATTGGAAGCAATGGCGTCAACCGCACGGTAGACCCAGGTTACCCTCTGAAGGCCCTCCAGCATTGATCGCTTGTTGTCCCATTCTTGACGGTAGGCAACGTTGCCCCGTCTTACGCTGGCTGTACCTGTGACCATCGAGGCCGACTTGGCATCAGTCCTAGTCGAAGAGACCGTAGTCGGGTTCCACTTCATCAGGACTCAGATCCAAGCAATAGGGCCGACAATCCGCAAGTCACACCAAAGGCAATGAATCCAGCGGGGGCGTAGATCAACCCGGCCCCTATCGTGGTGGCCACAATGAATGCGACGAGAGACAAGTAGGCCATAAAGGCCCTAACTGTAGAAGTATCCATGCTTTCCTTAGGATAACGCGTAAGCCAGGGGGTTATCGGTTGGCTTGGAAAAGGTCGTCGTACAGGTCGAGCTGCTCGTCAATGAACTCCAGGGCCTTGGACCGTCGCCAGGCCCGCTTCTCGGCAAAAAACAGCCCATTCGTGTCAGTGATCGAAACCCGGATGGGGCTCCACCTTCGTTTCCGTTGGTAGTTTACCACTACGCAGTTCGTGGCATCGTAGGCTTCCAAGATTTCTCTTGGGATTTCGCTGGCGGGTTGGCTCTCCACTAAGTCTCCTTGGTCTTACGTTAGCGAAGAGAGTAGTCCCCTGATTCTTCAACGTTTAGAGCAGCGTCACCCCTGGAGCTTGAACAACGCTCCCCGCCACCCTGATCCTCTCGTCTTCCTTCGACTTCCTGAGGTCTTCGACGTTTTTGATCTTCCTCGAAGCATCGTCGCCCTCTAGCTCGTTGGGATGAAAGAACCAGCCTTCCGGGTCGCCTCTTTCGTCCCACACCTCAACGTGAAGTACTCCGGTGGGGCTACTCTTGTCGACGTCCAACGCCAAGGCTAGGCCCAGCGGGTGAAAGAACTGGCGGTTTACTTCCTGAAGGAACCCTTCATCCTTGAATTCTTCAGCAGTTAGCTTGTTGTGCATGATTCTTCTCCTTCATGGTGGCGCAGAACTCCTCTGTGTGCCCCCTGTGTGCCCCCCTGGCGGGCGATAGGGACCCAGTAGGTGCAATGGGAGCGGAGAGGGGGTAACTCTCGCTAGAATGCCTTTGAGAGGCCTTAGAAGCAATTTGGGTAGATTTACCCATCGAGAAAGTCCTCCTCCCTGTTCGAAATTTCCTTCCCGAACTTCAACTTCGGCCTCTCGCGGCCCCAGGATTCGCTGATGGATTGACGATTGACGTGCTTCGTCTTCGAGTGCATAGCTATGAAGCTCTCGATCTTGTCGTTACGCAAGAAAAGCTCAAGGCTGTTGTAAGCCTTCCCTTGAGGGTTGTCCCCCTTGTGCCAGTCAGAGTTCTCCCAACCAGTAACAGCCTGAATCAACTCATCAACTGAGTAATCCCTCAGTCTACGCGCGATGAGCTGTTTACGCGATGAGGTAAGTCTCGGAGTGACAACTCCAGTTTTCATCCTCTTGCAAGAGTTAGCATACGCTTCCCACACTTGCAGAATTTCTCGTTCAGCGCGAGATGTATCTGGTGTTTTTTTAGTAACTGGTTCTTTAGTATCCTGTTTACTTAGTAGTATGGGATTTTCCAACGATGGCTGAGTCCCATCAGGTTCGTCCAATCTTGGGGTCTTCCGGGGCGGCTTCACGGGGGGCTCCTCGGGCTCCCATGGGGTGTCGAGGCTGTCGCGCACCTCCATGACGTGAGCAGAGATCTTTCCGTCGGAGTTCCTGCGAACGTAACGTCGTACGTACCCAGCCTCTTCTAGCTCCTGAAGCCCCGTTCTGGTAGCATCGATGCCATCGGTCTTGCGGCCACTCAGGTCGGAGAGGTTGAAGTTCCAGTCGGGCGGCATGGAGAGCATGTAGGCCAGAAGGCCTGTTGCCTTCCATGACAGGGATTCATCCTGTAGGGTCATGTTGTCCAAGACGGTGAACCTGGAATTGAGCACCTGCTTGAAAACTGTCTTGTTTGCCATTTTCTCCCTTTCTGAGAAGTTTCTCACCCTTGGGGGTGCTGGATTGGCTGGCCGGAAGGATACCAACGGGAGCTTCATGAAGATTCTTGAGGTACCCTTGAGGGGTAGACCATTCCCAATTGAGGTAAGTCTTGGAAGAGGAAGACGACACAGGCAAGCTTTCTCCTGAATCACAGAAGATCAGGGAACGCATCCGCACCGTGGCCAACGCTCATGACGCCCCCGTGTCGGAAGACGCATACGAGCAGGCTGCCCAGGCAGCCAGCAGGACTTTGAGTGACCGAAGGCTTGAGATCCAAGAAGAGCGTGCTCGAAAGTGGGATCTGAAGGTTCCACCTCGATGGAGTGGGTGGTCAATCGACCAACTCCCAAAGCCTCTTCAGTTGGAAGCCAATCAATGGATCTCAGAGGGATTTGATAACGCTGAGAATCTGATCTTGAGCGGCCCTACTGGGTCAGGGAAGACCTCAATGGCCTACGCCATCGGGAAGGTTATCTACTCCCTGGGTCACAAAGTCAAGGTGTGGAGTGCTGCCGAGCTGTTTGACGAGATGCGAACAGCCGAGCAATCCAAGGTAGTCCTTCAGAGCGTGAAGTCCTCCCCTCTCCTGATCCTAGATGATCTTGGGTCTGAGCGCAAAACCGAATGGGTGGAGGAACGTCTCTTCCTGATAGTCGACTTCCGTTGGCAGTGGAGGCTCCCCATGATCGTGACAACAAACCTCACCCCTGAGACCTTTCAGGAGAAGGTTTCCGAAAGGGTCACCTCCAGGCTTTTCGAAGATTGTCAATACATCACAGTAACGGGAGATGACTATCGTGCAAATTGATGCAGATAGGGAATGGGGAAAGATACAGACGTATCTTGACACACTTGAAGCCAGGGACGACGGGGTGGCGGGAGAAGCAGCTCTTTTCTTGCAAGAGAACATCATCAGGGATGACTCTCCGATCACAAGCCTGGTGGGGGCACGGTACCTCTCGTATGT